GGGTTAGATTCGATTCGAGAATAGAGTTCTCGTCGAAGAGCTTGTTGAGCGAACTGCATAGCAATAGGCTCAATCGCGATGACTCGTGGGGCACGCAAGGTTTTCGGAACAAGAGTAACCTTAACCGGTGGCTCTTGACCCGACGCTACGATCGTTACTTTCTTGACCTCCTCTGAATCGTAAGCACTAAAAACATAAGCGCTATCGATGAAAGGAAAATAAGGTTCAAGCCGATCGAGCCAGGTACTCCACTGAAATTTCCGGTTTCCCGTGATTCTTTCAGCTGTCGTACCAGGTCCATGGGAACACCTAAGCTTATCCAATGATATACCAGATAAGATAGGAGCCCATATGAGGTAGCTTGCGGTATTAAATTCCGCTTCTTCTGCCTCATTTAGGACAAACTCCTTGTTTGCTTGCTCGATTTGAGCGAAGTTTTTGAGCGCGGCTGCTTCCCGTTCAGGGGTGCAGTCGAGCTTGATTTTTGTGAAGAAACGGGTGATTTGGCGGACGGCTGCAACTGCTGTTGCACCGTTTCGCTGACAATCGTCCGTCCAATCTCCACAAGTTGGGCGCCGTTCTTTGAGCGACCGATCATTTGGTCGACATTGACACCGTTCGCCCTCAACACTTCCATTGACTGGAACACAGTGTCCAGAATCTTGAAAAGTGTCTTCGCTTTGATTGACATAATTGATCATCCTTCCTGTCTCCTTGTCGAACAAAAGACTGAGCATACCTTGCAAAAACGCAGGGATTGCTCCTACCTTCCGGAAGTTCCGGAAAGCAGTGGAGTCTATATGACCCATCTCGAGAGATCTTTCAAAATCTCGAGCGAAGTCACCAAGGGTTATCGTAAGAAACGATAGACCCTCATGTTCGACTCGGGACCGTAAAGTAATAAGGTCCCTTTCATCGGAGACATCGGCGGAACATAAGGCAGTTGAGTCTCTATAGATCAACTCTGCCAGCCTCAGTAGGTCGCTTACGTGACTTTTCATGTTTCCTCCGTAACTGGGGGTAAACATTCAGCTCACGTTAACATCTCCAGTGATGGAGCCCTATATACGTGTTAGTGTTGGTCCGTAAGGACCTTCGCGGTATTTGCGTTCGACGAGGTGGTCAACCAAAGGTTTAGTGTAACCACATCAGCAATGAGTTGAGCATCGGAAAAACCGATCTCTGGCTCATCGATGACGAGGTAAACAGAAGAGGATTTAATCTCATTCTGCAACGAAACCGGATTAACCACGGTAGCCCGACGGTCCAAACGGACCATTCGACGCGTACGAGCTTCTTGAGTCGTTTTCCCTCCACCCACATCTTGGTGGGAGACGGTGAACGTCAAGGTCTCGTCGTCCGTCTTGTAGACGGACTTCTGCGGGAACGTTCTTACCTTGGGCAGGTTCGTATTAACTCCTGCCACTGATAACACATTAGGGTCTGTTAACATGAGTCAACCTCCAATTGGCTAAATGAGTGTATAGGTACGAGGAACTGCATCTACTCCTAGAATGCAGCCTTTTACTGACGCACCTGTCCAGTCCTACGACGATCGGTTGATACCGAGAGCCGCCAGGATTGCTAGCTGTTTGGCAGACAAAGAAGTCATGTCAATGCCAAAACCGAATGGAGTCGCAATACGTCGATCCTTAGAATCAAGAACTTGAGTCCAAGTATCGAGTGTGTCACCGTAGTTCTTTAGGAATACGACAGCAGTCATGCTGTTAATCCTAACTCGGTGCCGCATCACAAACGCGTATTTCGACACGAGATGGTCGTAGCCAGTGGCAACAATGTTGTCGAGAACATCGCCAACATTGCCAGCCCAGTCTACGAGCCAACTCCATGGAGTTAGTTTCCAGATCGTAGCAGGTGAAACACGCAGCCCATAAAGAGTTATAAGCTGCAACACATCACTAAATTGCTTGTGATGTTTCGTCCACTTGTTATCGAAGAAGGGAACATAGTAGCGGAAGGCTCCTTCAAACCATACGTCATCAGTTTCCTGAGTGGTATAATCTGTGAAACCCTTACACGACGCATGTCCCTCAAACGTCCTAGGTGCATACAAGAGCCCGTTTAAACTTGGTTGAACCAAGGGAGCGTAAACTCTCGGATGCAATGTCAGATCGTTTGTCTTTTCAACGACGCGATACCGATGGATCCAACGACCGTTATCTCGCTTTAACTGCGCGAGTAGCGATTCAGCGTTTTTGTGAACGTTGTATATCTTAACGATGTCAGACACAAACGGAGCCCAACCAAAGACATGGTTGAGGAAGTGGTCAGCAAGAGATTTTGGATTCATTATATTTCCAAATTTCTTGCCACCAAGGTTCAAATAAATGTCTTTGAAACCCTGGGCAGATGTTTTAAGCATTCCTGGGAGATCTTTCAACTCTCCAAGGAAAACATCAGCACCAGCCGCCGCAAGCTTAGGCCTAGCTTGATTGTAGGCCCTCGCGCCATATGGCTCAGCAGACAGAAAGGATTCACCAAACGTACCTGATACACCGAGACCCGACAAATTTGGGTCAAGGACAGTTCCAGGACCAAAATCGAGAGATGGACAAAATCCTCCCTCGTAATGGTACGCGAACGTACCAGTGTTAAACGCATGGTAAGAATTCCCCTTCTGTGTCCAAGGCGTCTTACAAGAGATTTTCGAGAACGGACCACCCTCTTTGTAGGGAGGGCCAGGATGGAGCTCGTCCCAACAACGGGCTAGCTCATCCGGTCGATTCGCACTCGGGATAGCGAAATGATTTATCACTTCGCTTTTCGAACCTACAGGAGTACCAGGGGCACTCAAGCGGTACGTTTGTCCCAGTAAAGTCATAGGTCCAGGCTTTACCTTAACTCTCTTTCGGGCGCCGTAAGCCATAATACAACTCCTCAATTCGGAATTTAGAAGAGGCAAAATCCGCCCCTCCGGGGCCCCCTGCGGG